GGTCGAACACGCCGACCTGTAGGCGCACCTCGAAGTTCTCGTTCGCCGGGATCCGGCCGCCGGTCATCACCGGGTGATCGAGGTCGTTCGCGTCGATGTCGGACACCCACAGCATCTGCGGGGACTGCTCATCGCCCGGCCAACCCGGGTCGACCCGCACGTCGGCGAGGGCGGGGCACCGGCCCAACAGGTCGAGCAGGTACTCGGTGCACTGCCAGGCGATGTCCGCGGTGGGCTCGGTCACAGGTCGCGGGCCCGGTAGTCGCGCAGCGCGTTGAGCTCCATGTTCACGCCGCTGAACGGGGTCGGCCGTCCGGCCGCCCAGTCCTCGGTCACGTACCGGGTCGTCCCGCCACCCTCGAATCCTTGGCTCACGACATCACGGCCGACGTTCGACGCGTCACGTAGCGCGGAGGCGCGCACGAACTCGCGGCACGCACGCACCAGCCCGCCCGGGGTCGTAGTCAGCCCATGGCTGTAGTCCACGAGCGCGGTGCCGGAGTAGGCGCCGTGCGCGGCGACCGGCGAGGCGAAGATGCTCCCGAGGTCCACCCGCCCGGCGACCTTGTCGACCTGACGCGAGGTCACGTCGATCGTCTGCGTCGACCCGTACAGGGTCACCGTGATCGACGTGACCGCCTGCACGTTCGGCCAGTCGAGCCACACGACCGTGTCTCCGTAGAGCTCGTGCGGCTCGTCGGTCACGGTGCGGGTCACGTAGGCGGTGCCCCGGTACCGCTCGGCCATGTTGGCGAACGAGTCGATGAGGTCGGTCAGGACCACGTCGGGGAACGCGTCGGTGCTCTTCAGCGCCGGCACTCTGTCCCTCACCTCTGACGCGGTCGGATAGGCCACGGTCAGACCTTCTTGGCCCCACGCTTGGCGGGACGCGGCGCCGTCGCCGACTCCATCCCTGGGCGCGGATCGGTGGCCGACTCCACGACCGGGGCGGCCACGGGCTCGGCCATGCCGGCCAGGACCATCGAAGTCGCCTCATCGGCGGGCAGGTCCACCACGGAACCACGGGGCGGCCACTCGACACCGTCACGGGTGCCCGAGACTGAAGCCAACAGAATCACACGCACTTGCACACCTCCACGAGAAGAACAGGGGGACCGATCCAGCCCCGGTGGGCATGAACCCACCGGGGCCGGCCGGGTCAGGCCGCGTTGCCGGCGAAGTACTTGACCGCGCCGGTCGTGTCGACGAGGTCGCCGTCGGCGCGGAAGATGCACCGGAAGGTGACCAGGTCGTTCTGGAACGCGAAGTCGTCGGACCGCTCGAACCGGATGCCCTGCACGGTGCGGACGAAGTACTGCGAGAAGTCGCCGAACACGACCGACTTCGCGGACAGGGCCACCGCCGCGACGTTCGGGTCGGTGTGCACCGGCTTGCCGAGCAGGGTGTCGGGGGCACCGACCTGCAACGACGGCTGCCAGATGTACTGGTTCGTCGTGTCCTTCAGCTTGCGGACGGCGCCGAGGGTCGCGTCGCGCATGAGCCAGCCGCAGCTCGCCGAGTTGCGGTAGGGCGCGATGACGCTGAAGTACAGGTCGATGAGGTTGTCGGCGGTGAACGCGCCCGACACCGACGCGGAGCCGGTCACGCCGAGGGTGGCCGCGGTCACGACACCGTTCGGCTGCGAGGAGCCGGTGCCGGTGATCGCGTGGGCCCCGAAGGCGTTGCCGACGGCGCGCCCGGCCTGCATTGCCAGGTAGCCGAGCAGGTCGACCGAGGTGTCGGTCACAAGCTCGGTGCTGACCTGCACGCTCATCGCGTACTTGTAGGCGTCGAGGGCGACCTGGCCGAACGCCGGGTCGGACTCGGTGATCGAGCCGGCCTCGGCGATGAGCGCACCCGAGCTGTGGCTCGTGGTCTTGGGGACCTGGATCTGCTCGCCGGTCTGGGTGGCGAGGACGGTCGGCCCGGCCGACATGATGCCCGACACATCAATGAGGTGGGCCATCAGCTTCTCGTAGAACCCGGTCTTGACGGTGTTCGCGCCCGCGCCCGCCGACAGCTTGGACAGGTCGCGGTACTCCTGCACGCTCAGCGGGCGCTCCGGGGCCACGACCATGGACCGGCGCTCGCCCTTGAGGAACGAGCGCAGCTCGGAGTCGGCCGGGTCGGCGGCGTCGAGCTTGGCGCCGCGCTGCTCGAGCTCGGCGGCGTACTCGTCGGCCTTCGCGGCCCGCTTCTCGTGGTCGAGCAGCGTCTGGATCCGAGCGTCGAGCGAGTCGATGGCCTCGTTCGCCTTCTCGAAGGCGCCCGTCTCTTCGGCGGTCAGCTCGCGGTTCTCAGCCTCGGCGGCCTCGAGGGTGGTCTTGGCCTGCTCCCACGCGTTGCGGCGCTCGGCGTAGAGCTTGATCTTCAGGGTCTCAGACATGGTGGGTGTTCCTCCTGTGGGAACGACGAAGGCCGCCCGGGGGCGGCCTCGTTCGGAATGGTGGGGGGTGTGCCGTCGGTTGGCTACCGGGTCGGCGGGTGCGCCCGGGCGGCGAGCGCCAGCCGGGCACGGTGCAGGACCAACCGAGACGCGTCGGGGTCTCCCGGGGCGTCAGGGTCGGGGTCTCCTGCGGGATCTTCGGCCGCGAGCATCGAGCGCAGCTCGTTGCGTTCAGCGGCAGCGATGATGTCTGCGAGGGGGCGGTCGACGGCGTCGGCGAGCGAGCGCAGCGCGACCGAGGTGTCGGCCTCCTGCGTGCCGAGGTACGCGGGTGAGGACACGGGGCCCACGTCGTACAGGGCGGCCACGTTCTCGATGACGCGCAGCGGGTAGCCCTGCTCGGTCTCGGACCACGTCACCCCGTCCGCGGCGACCGTGAACGAGAACGACGACCCGGTGACGTCGCGGCGCTCGACGAGCACGGCGAGGTCGCGGCCGGTGGTCGTGTCCGGGGTGTCGATGTTGTACGACAGGCCCACCTCATCCACCGCGAGCGTGAGCGTGCCCGACGAACGGGCGCCGAGCACCATGTCGTTCTCGTGGTTGAACAGGCCCAGCACCTCACGGTTCGGGTCGCGCAGCACCCGGTCGAACGCGCCGGGGGCGATCATCTCGACGAACCCGCCGAGGTTCTGGGAGTACTGCCCGAACACGGCGGCGTACCCGGCGATCGCGGGCAGCTTCCCGTCGCCCTTCGCTCGCAGCTCAGCGACCGCTTCGGGGCGGCGCAGGAACCTGGTCTCTCGCATGTCAGTCGACCTCCGGGGATCGCGTGCGTGGGTGCTCATTGCGGCAGCGACGGCGGGGGGAGGTCGCCAGTCAGGCCGATGATGGCGCGGGCCTCGGCGGCGGTCAGGACGACGTCGACCCCGAGGTAGAGCTTCTGGATGATCTGCGCGAGCTCGGTCGCGTCTTGACGCTTGGCGGCGGACTCGGCGAGCGGCGCCAGCTGGTCGGTGCCCGCGATGTGCGGCAGGTCCTCGAGGTCGCGCGCCTCGGACTGGGTCAGGAACCGGGACCGGATGCCGATCTCGTGCGCCTGGTAGCGGGTCAACAGGTCGGTACGCACCATCGCGTCGGCGTTGAACCGCACGAACTCCGGGTCCGGGTGCTGCGCCGACAGGGCCCGCTCGATGCGGGTGAACACGGGCCGCAGCGCGAAGGTCACCATGTCCGACGTCTTCTGCTCGACGTTCGCGTAGGTCATCGAGTTCCCACCCGAGCCGCCGATGTTCTCGGGGTTCAGCCCGAAACACCGAGTCACGTCCGCCGTGACCATGCGCGAGATCTCGATCGTGGTCGTGTCCGGGGTCGCCTGGATCGTCTTGTACTTGAACCCGTGGCCCAGGGCGACCGGGCCGCGCTTCTTGGAACGGTCCACGAACCGGGCCGACACCTGCTCTCCCGTGCCCTTCTCGAACGGCTGGTCGGACTCGATCACGCCGGTGGGATGCCCACCGCCGAGGAAGAAGTCGAGGGCGAACCGCTGCGCCTCCAGGCCGAGGCGGATCACGTCCGCGTTCGCCTGCACGACCGAGATCCCCTTCACCGCGCCGGGAAGCACGATGTTACGCACGTGCACCACGTCGTCGGATGGGACGTCGACCCCGTCGATCTTGTACGTCACCCGGAACCCGACCCGGTCCACCTCGACGGTGCGCGGGTCCAGCCACTCGATCGACGACGGCCACCCGAGCCGGCGGGACGTGATCAGCCCGTAGGCGTTCCCGTCGAGCAGCAGAGACGCGACGCACTGCACCAGCCAGTCGAACTGGCTCACGACGGTGGACGGGTCGGTCAGCAGCGACGAGGGGGTGATCTGCTCGGTGCGGCCGTCCTGGCTGCGCCGGTACAGGTCGAGCGGCAGGGACGCCACCGAATCCGCGATGAGGCGCACGCACGCCCGCACGGCGGCGAGGCGCATCGCCTGATCCGCCGACGCGACCCCGGCCGGCATCCAGTCGCCGCCGGACCCCCAGACCTGCTGATACGTGATGGCCCGCGACTCCTGCGGGCGAGGCTTCGCGAACAGGCTCACGCGCGAGCCCCGAAGATACCGACAGCCAGCAGCCCGGCGCCGGCCACGGCCAGACCCGCGCCGATGTCATGGACACCGACCCCGACCGAAACGGCGGCCAGGCCCAGCACCTCGAGTGCAGTCGTCACACGATCACTCACGCCTCGCACCTCCTCACTCGATCTGACTCAGCGGGTCGACTTCCACGTGTAGGCCGTAGGCCCCGACCGCGAGGGTCACGGCCACAAGCGGCGAGATATCCACCTCGGACTTGCGGCGGGACCACACCCACGCGTCACCGTGCTGGCGCTTCACCGCGCCCCGCACCGCCACGTTCAACATCGGCTGGCCGAGGTGACGGAACCGGTCGTCGGCCACCGCGTCGAGCAGCTGCCCGCACGCCCGAGCGTGGTCCTCGGTCGACACCTCCCGCACCGGCACCTTCGCCGCCGTGAGGTCCTTCACCATCGACGCCGCCGGCGAACCCTTCGCCACCACGACCTCGCCGCCATGCTGGGCCACCAGCTCGGCCGCCCGGGCCACGACCCACGACGTGCCCCGGTGGTAGTCGGTGCACTCACCGTGCACCCGGTCGCCCGCCTTGCCGGCCGCACCGAACGCCGCCCACATGCGGTCCTCGGCCACCTCAAGCGCGAACGTCGGCGTGCCCTCGATCGACGAGGACGGGTCACACGCCGCCGACCACTCGGCCGCCGGGATGACCTGCTTCGTCTCGGCCGTCAATTCCTCCCAGATGCCCAAGCACTCAAGGGGGAACCCGTCGTCATCGTCACCCAGCAGTGACAGCAGCGACTCGATCGCGTCGTCGTCGATGTGGTTTGGGTAGCCCGGGTTCGCCTGTGCCCACGCCACCGGGTCACGGTTCAGCACCTTGACCGCCGCCGCGAGGTCCTCACCGTCGAGCCCATCAAGGGCTGAGGCGTCCGCCGCGTACTCGATGTACGCCAGGAACCGGTCGCTGCCCTCGCGGCCCCGCTTGCAGAACCGGCGCAGCTCGTTGCTGATCGGGTCCCCGTTGTGGGGCGCCGACGACGTGAGCACGATCTGCGGGTTTGGGCGGGCGTTCATCGTCGGGCCCAACGCCTTGAGCATCTTCGACGGCAGGTTGTACGCCTCGTCGAGCACGATCAGGTCACCGGAGAACCCCCGGCCACTGCCACCGGTGCGGGTCTTGAACTTGATCCGCTGCCCGTTCTTGAGCTCGACCCCCTCGGCGCCGTGCGCCTTGTGGACCCGGGCCACCAGCCGGTCCAAGTCCGGCGTGTTCTCGATCAGCGCCAGCAGGCGCAGGAACGCCTCGGCCGACGTGGCGAACTCGTGCGCCGAGTGAATGATCAGCCGCTCACCGAACAGGAACAGCCCGGCGAGCTCGCGGGCCTCGAGGACCGACCCCTTCCCGTTCTGCCGGGGAACGATCAGGCCACACTGACGGGCCGCCCACTTGCCGTCCGGGCGCTCCGTGAGCATCACGTGGAGGGCTTCCGCCTGCCACGGATCCAGAATCAGGCCGGCGGAAGCCGCCAGCTCGACAGCCTCAAGCCCCGCCCCGCTTCGATCGACGGGCAGCGGGTGCGTCAGGTGTGCCGGCCTTGCGAGCAGCGCGCCGCTTCGTGAGCTCGTCAACGGCGCTCCCCTCGGGCTCGGCCACGGACTCGAGCTGCACCAGCACCGCGCGCAACTCCTTGGCGACGGCCGCCAACTGGGAGCCCTCGGCCTCGTCCAACTCGTTCGTGAGGCGGTCCCTGATGGCTTCCAGGCGCTCCCGGAGCGTCGGAGATGGGTCACGGGCCATTCGCGGGGGCCTCCTGGTGTTCTA